GTTACCGATGAAGATGCACTCGTTCACAATTCACCTCAAGTCAATTGAAACACCTTGTTGATGAGAAGCGACTTTCGTTTTTTGTCGCGTCCCCCCTGAACAAGGACCGTATTCCCCTGAGTGAGGAGATGCCTATACTCCTCTAACGCCTCAGAGAAACACGTAACATCGTCCAGAACACCGGACGAGTCTACGAGAGAAAGGAACGCCATCTCTGTTCCTTTTTTGGTTCTAATAATCCTGACAGAGCGGATCTCGACTCCCAGCAAAAGAAAACCAGTCTTGCCAGCCAGGAATTCACCGACCGTAGTATTGGCATCAGCCAGATCGCACCCGTCAACACGAGTGCAAGTTAGGGGGAAACCAAACACCTGCTCCTCAGCCCATGCTACCCATGCGGGATTATCATTCAAGGGGGTTGGTGGCGATTCTAGCAAATGTGCCTGGCCACTCACTAGGCTGACACGTTTTGCGTTGGCGCAACCTCCACCTTCTTTTTTCGTCTTTGCCATGGCTTTCATGGCGCCGGACAAAGTAGTATCTTGATCGATAGCTTGACCAGCCAGATATTCTAGCTCCTTGTCAGTCATTGAGCCTACCACTTCCAATTCGGCCAACATCCTCTGTCTTTTCAAACCAAACCAATCAAGCGCGCCAGCCATTACAAGACGCTGACTTATCGAGACTGACGCCGCGCCGACATGAAATAACCAATCAAACCAATACCACTGAGACAAAGGCTTATTAACCAATTCCTCTACTTCTTTTATCCGAGATAGCATCTTAACCAAACCAGCGCCACCTAGCCCTTTGATGTTACCTAGTCCGAAATAAATATTTACTCCATCCGTATGGAACACTGTCTGCTTCTGTCGGACGTCAGGAGGTAGAACAAGAACGCCCTGGCGCCTGGCGTCCTCGACTAGCTCCATGACCTCCAGGTCAGGCTTTACTTTATCCTCGGCGTACGAGAGCCAGGACGTGTAAAATTGCACGGGAAAGTGAGACTTTAGATAGGCAGTGTCGTAGCCAGTCATTCCGTATGACATACTATGACTGCGATTGAACGAGTATCTTCCTGACTTTTCGATCCAACCCCAAATCTCAGCGGCCATTTGCTCGGGCACAACTGCTTGTCGAGTCGCCCCCTCCAAGAATAGCTTCTTAACCTCGCCCATCTCGCGCTGATCCTTCTTACCTATCGCTTTCCTCAAACGATCGACATCCTTCAAATCAAAACCAGCGATCTTAGCTCCGATCTGCATCGCTTGCTCTTGATATATCATAATTTGCTCTGTCGACCCAAGAATCTCATCGAGTGCTGGGTGAAACGAATCTGCAGATTCCTCTTTGTTGACGCGTCGGCAGTAATGTTCAGTCATCGATATCCCATGTTCGTCCTTAGCCATAAGACAACCCGGACGAAGTAGCGCCCCAAGAGCTGATAGATGCTCATTATTGCGGGGCCTAAGTCTCTTGGACCATTGGGACCCAAGCCTGCTCTCAAGTTGGAAAACGCCTTTGGTGATCCCCTGCGACATCATATCCCATGGTAATGAGCAATCGGGAAGATGATTAACATCGACATCTAGGAGAGGTAGCCCGCCCTCGCGGGGGGCGGGACCGATTATGGGCCATTGACACCCGCACGACATCGTGTAAATCACGATATCACCCCTGGGTTTTTGGCGCAAGCGCCCCTGAACTCAACTTTTGTCGCATAGTAACGGTGAACCTTAAGGAACCTCACGATTAAATCTGCGGTTTGTTTAGTGTCCACCATAGCGGAATGAGCGCCCTCTGACGACATACCGAAGTACTTTCGGAGTGTGTCCATCTTACGGTCCGGAAGCTCGTCGGAGTTTTCAAACCACATCTCCAGCATATCTTCCAAATCATAAATCTTGCGTCGGTGAAACAAGTTTTGATCACCATTTTTATCAACTAGTCCGTACTTGGCACACAACCGACTAAAGATCGGCAGATCAAATAATCGAATGTTTTTGCCTGCTGCGATAGGCGCGCTGGCAAACCCGTTACCCTTGGCGTTAAAGCGTTTGATAAAGCCGGCGAAAGAACGCCATACTGCTTCCTGCTCAGGAGCGTGCTTGAGTTGATCGCGAGTTTTGCCGTTGACGGCCAAGGCCTGATCTTGCAAAAGCGAGAAGTCGGTAGGTTTGCACAGGCTGTAAAAAGTGCCATCTGGCACCGGAGCCAACGTCCGTGGGTTGATAGCTATGGCGGCAATCTCGATTGGCTCTGTTGTGCGCGTATCCAATCCGCCGGTCTCAAAATCGAAGCAAATGATTATGTTAGAATTCACTGGTCATTCTCCTTGTGCATTTCCACCCATAAATTGACCGATACTCCATCTGAACCAATCTTATTATTGAGAACGCAGTAAGGATCTTCAGCGGCAGAGATAAACGCGCTGTCAATCCTGACCTCGCCACCAGCCTTGATGATCAAGGCCTTAATGATGCGACCAAGGTCTTCAGTGATTTTGTTTTTTGCTTCGGACATCTCGGCAAGAGCATCGAGAAGCGCTAGATTGTGCGAGACAACCTTGGACGAAAGGCTAATTTCATCATCTTTATTTTTTTTACTCACCACGCGATTTGCCTCCCTTGAGCAGCGACACTACGCTCTGAATCTTATCCAGGGCCGCAACACCAAGTATGTCGAATTTCACGAATCCCATCGCTTCGAGGTCTACCATCTCAACCCCACAGATTTGCCGTTGCGTGCTCTTGTCGTATACCATAGGACAACAGTCAGTCAAAGATCTAGGGGCAATTACAACTCCCGCAGCATGCTTGCCTTGATTACGCTTGGTTCCTTCTAGCCTGATGGCCTGGGCGAACTCTGTCGCTAGGGGTCCTTCTAACGTCCCATCTTCGAGCAATCGACACCAAGGAGCCAAGCCCTTAGAGTTATTCTCTAGCGCCCACTGAATGATAGAAGCCTCCCCTGTGTCCTCGCGCATTTCTTGTAATTCGTCAGCGATAGCAGCCTCGTCGGGAATGTGATCGGTGATACAGTTAACCTCGTCGAATGTCCCTTTTTCGTGAACTTTCATCACATCTTTGATTGCTGCTCGCCCTTGCAATCGGCTGAACGTGACCATCTGTGCAACTTTATCGTTGCCATATAGATCCCTCATGTGGTGAACCACTTCGTCCCTATGGGAGATGGGGAAATCGCAGTCGATATCCGGCAAGCTTACGCGGCCGGGCTGGTTGCGACCGGCGTTATAAAATCGCTCGAACAGAAGTCTGTATTTGACCGGATCGACATTAGTAATGTTCAGGAGGTAGGAGATGAGACAACCTGCCCCGGATCCACGCCCTTTCCCTACAAGCCACCCATTCGACCTGGCCCACCCGCAATACTCGCCGACTATCAGGAAGTAGGGTGATAATCCTGCCTCCATGATGACTGCCAGCTCCATGTTGACGCGATCTCCATAGGTCTGGTAATCGGAGGACCCTCGTTCGATCCATGGTAACTTCTTTCTCCACCCCTCCCTACATAGTTGGCGCAAGTGATCATCAGCAGTGACTCCTTTAGGGCAGGCAAACTCAGGAAGCTGAGGACTACCTAGAACATTGACGTCCCCGCACAAATCAGCGATCGCAAGAGAGGATTCGATTTCCTCGGGCTGATGCAAAGCCTGAATTTCTTGCAGCGATGGAATGTGGTATCGATTAGAACGGAAAAATGCGCCGAGAGAACTATCTTCATCCTTGGCAAGCGCCGAACGAATAGACGGCAGCGTGCTTTGCAAAGAGATAGCCATGAGAACGCGTTGATCGCTGGCATCCTCGCGGGTTGGATAATGCGCGTCTGGCGTAGCTAATGTCTTGAGATTATGTTTTTTAGCAAAGCATCTTAGGGCTTTGACTGCAACAGCGGCTGCTGGCAAATTATCTTGATCAATAGCCTGAATTTCCACCCAAAAGTTTTCGGGGCCAAACGCTACTTGATACTGTCTCGAGACAGCCAAAAGCCTAGATTCCCAATCTGAGGGAACCAGGTTGCGAGCTTCTTCGTAGGTGTGCGCTTCATATGCCTTGCGCGCATCAGAAAACAGAGCGTTGCATAGGTCACTGCCGGGGTGCCCTGAGAAAGCGATCCCGTGCCCACCCATCAACCGTCCCAAACTTGGCAAATCCAGCCGCGGCTTCTTATAGAAGTTGTCAGGGTTGTTACTAGAAGATGACGCGCGGACTAACCGCTTCCACCCTTCGTCGCCCTTCGCTAACACGCATACTCTTGAGTGAATGCCGTTTTCCTGATTTTTTAATCTCGAGTCTTGCTGCGACAAGTAAAATTCGCAGCCGAGAATCGGCTTGATATTTTTCTTGCGTAAAGCTTTAGAAAAGTTGATCGTGCCAGACAGAGTGCCGTGGTCTGTAATCGCACAGGCCTTATACCCCAAGGCTTCACATCGAGCAGCCACTGCCTCTGGTTTTGAAAGCCCTTTTAGTAGGCTATAATGAGTATGAACATGCAACGGAACCCATGCTGACATCACGCCCCGCCCTTTCGCAGCCAAAATATAGCCAAGAAATTTTGCTCAAAGTCATCAGTCACGACAAGCAATAAGATCGTAGTATGATTCGCTCAATATGTCTGCTCCTACATTAGAATTTTTTACATAGTCGCTAAATTTTTTAAGTCTAACGATTGACGTCGGCGCAGGGCGATGGCCCCGGCTGTAAAGTCAGCCAGGACCCCGACCAAATCAAGATAACAAACAAGCTGAGTGCTCAACGGTTGTCTCCACTCCCGCCTAAGGCGCCACGGCGCTGGCGAGAGAGTAGCTTTTCAAGATTCCCGCGAGCAACATTATCCAGAGATACTTTCAGGTCTTTGGCGATAGCAGCCACATACCAAAGAACATCGCCTAATTCATCGATCAAAACCTTTTTCTTGTCGTCGCTCAGCACTCCGCCGTCATCACGGATGATCTTCTTAACCTTGTTGCAAATTTCTCCTGCTTCCCCAGCCAATCCCAGAGTCGGATAGGTCAAAGACGCACTATCTGGATAAATAGCTGTGGTATTAGCCTCAAACTGGTACTCGTTCAAAGTCATGGTGCCTCCTTAAGTTCGTCCTGTGGTGCGGCATAAGTGGGGCCGTGACCCAAATCGGTTAGACGCTCCGGACGTAAGAGGTCTTCCCGACTCAAAAACCCCCGAAACTCATAAGGCCCGGGGAATTCGCCCACGATAAGCGAATACGACTGCAATTTCTCGCACTTATCTAACTTTCCGGGCACGGCCAACAATCGACCAGAACGATATTTGGTCGCTTTCACGTCGACGGTTGTCCCATCGTGAAGTACAGCATCGTACATTGGCCTGTCTTCCAGTTGAAGATCAGGATAAACATTGTACATCTTACAAAAAGCAATCTCAGCAGCAATTCCTTCTAGGTCGGTGGTCTCGCAGTCTTGTGGACCGACCTTCATGTCTTTGGTATTGACCTGCCTATTTTTTGCATAACGTGCCTGTGCCAAATATTTTGCCAGCCTTTGTTCGGCGTTGTTCAACACAATCTTTGTTCCGATTTTAACAGTTTGAATCACTGTGGGTCTCCTAAGAATATAGGGGCGTCCGTATTACCATCAAGGCGTTCCGTCCTACCGCCTCCTGAGCCGTAGCCAGCCCAAGGTTCACCTTTAGCATATTTGGCGATAACTCGACCCAAATCAAGCTGAATCAGTTCCTGTCGATAGTGCTCGCATGTTGACAGCCCCGAATCGGAATGTTGGTCGTCATAAAAGTGGCAGAGGCGTCGGCATTTCCAGTTATTGGGGTCTCGGTCAAGAATGCGATTAGGGAAATTATCCGAGCGAATCTTCTCAAACTCGCAACGGATCATGGAAAGAGTCTCGGGCAGATCGGATCTCTGATAGCACAGGCTGTACGGTCCTCCATCCTGAATAAAATAGATTGTCATTAAGATGTCATCATCGGGATACAAGTGGCAAAGAGCGAAGTGATACAAACGCAACTGGAAGTCTTCCTGCATGTCCTCGTACTCTTTTGTCTTGTCCTTTATCCAGCAGCGACGTTTTCCGGTCTTCCAGTCGATGTATTCGATAAGCCCAGGTCTCACGCGGGTGACGAGATCCATTGTCCCGCGCAGGACCAGTCTCCCTTCATATCGGCGACCATCGGGCAGATCGTAGTTGTACTTGGCCCAGTCTTCCTCAAGTTCGATCTCGAAATACTGCTCCGGCATGACCACGTCGCGTTTGACGGGGGAGAACATGCCGTCGTTAAATAGAAGAACGTCCCAGGTCCAATTAAAACATTTTTGAAAGTCGCCTTTGGTCCATGGGTGAATAGTGCGTTCGGGATGAGTATAGTGGTCCCATCCAGCCTGGACAGCCATTTCTGGGGTAAAGGTTGCGGTAGAA